CAATGAGTCTTTTTGTTTTGTGAATCCAATGACTAAAACAAGGTGACATAGATACTATACCAATAGTACTACGGGCTGTCAAGCAGAAAGACCGCAATTGCGCTTGCGGTCTTTCCTGGGCTTAGGAGATACTCATCTAATGGATAATTCAAATTATACTCTATGGGATAGCGATGTCAAGAAAGGGGAGCGCCCCGGTTGTACAGGCCGGGGCGCAGGGGGTAAAGAAGGTGAACGAAATGAGATACAGTTTCGAGTATATACTATTCTCGTGACATGTCAAAAGTTATAGCTACCCCTCTACCTTTTCGTCAGTGGTCAGAAGTGGATGGTGAGGTCGAAGCTCAACCACCCGCCTCTCGAGTTCCTGATAGATACCGTTACGCTCGGCATGGCTGACCAGCGCACGAGCACGCGATCCCAGCGTTTGACCAGTGAGCGACTCCTCGCGAATACCTAGGTCGAACGCCAGATCTGCTTGCTCTTCCATTGTGAACGCTTCGGCAATGATCTGGCGCAACTGAGAAGAGGACAGAGAGTACCGCTCTCGTGCAGGTGGGTGCCACACCGGGGTAAGACGCGCATCGATAACTTGATTGTACAGCATGTTACCACCACGAACCCACACTTCCAGTTCGCGACGGACATTCATTAATGCGGTAGATTGCCACTGTATTCTCGCGTCCATATCATCGAGGCGAGTGAGGGCACCAGTGTACCTCGCCTGTAGCGAGGAAATGGTTTCTTCCATGTCCTTATATGCACCCGAGTGGGGTATACGCATGACAATTATTATGCCCGGTATGGAAAAAACAGCGGATATAAGGATGGCTATTGCCGCCACCTCTAGCAGTCCTAATTGTGGCATTGCTATTCCCGGTTTCTATTCATCTTGTGGAGTATCGCCATGACAAGGACGACGCCCTGTAATTTTGTCATGGCCGAAAAAGAATAAAACGCATCGAGCGAAAGTGCGTCTGGGAAAAATATCGCAACGATATAGAATGCTATATTTGATGCAGTCCAGGTAGAGAGGAGTGAGGCCACGGCCAGCCTATACTGCGTGCGAGTCCTGCTGTAGAACCACCATGCGTCAATCGTCAGCAGTACAAATGCCGTCAGCAATACCCATTGTAGCACCAACCAAGAACTCAACTCCTCTCCTTTCATCGTTACTCCTGATAGTCCGGCTCATCTACGAGATTCAGATCGTCGGGATACCATATGCCGAGTTCGGAACCATTCTGCGCATACCTTATATCATCATGAAGATATCTTCCATTCTTGCAATAAAACACCTGCCCACCTATGGGCAATGTGTGTCGCCCTGCTCCGATTCGATATCCAAACGAATCGGATGTTTTCCACGAGTGGTTGATTACAGCCAATGTCGAAAAGTTGCGGCCACTATCTTCATACTTGTGATTATGCCCTCGCAATGTTATTTGCGGCGGCGTCTCACCAGCATCATGATACGCATTCACTATCGACATAGCCAATCGATTGGCACCACCGCCGCGAGTCCACGGTCGCATATGACCATGACCGGGGTGATGCCCCACGTCAAACGTTACACCGGCCACTTCAAGGAACAGGTTGTACCAACTCCATGTACCACGCGCCCTGTTCCTTTGCGCACCTATGCGCTGGGCAACGATCTCGTCAAGTGATGACAGCTTGCCGCTGTGCGCCTCGGTCCCTCGTGTCACAAAAAAGATATCGCCTACATCCAGTGCCGGTGCAATTGTTTCGATTGCGATATCTATCGCCGTCGCTTCGTCGTGAACAACCTGTTCTGCCGGGGAGTGCTTGTTAATATCAGCAATCTCGGCGTTGAGTATCACGACTACGGGCTGCTTGCGCTCCACCTTTTCTTCGTAGATGAGTTGCCAATAATTGAGCCAACTCTCCCACGACCACGCCTGATCATCATTGTGAAGACGCTTGCTGCCGTCATCCAGCTTGACCACGGGTGGCATAAGACCACTCATGGTACAACTGTGAATATCGCCTACTCCCGCTACTATGGCCGCGCTCTTTAGCTGTGTGGCCAAGTCCGTATCGTCATCCTTATCTGCGGAAAGCCATTTCATAATATTTATTTGTAAATCGAGGGGCTTTGTAGCCCCTCGATACTATTTCTTGTAGCGAATTGATGCAGCGATATGCGCGGTACTATCGGCCACTGTCAATGACAGTATCGCGACAACAACGATGGCGTCGATGCTTTGCCAGATTTCGGGTGGGAAATCGGGGATAGAAGCGAAGACGATTGATTGAACTGCCGCGAATACGGCAAACCAGAACTTCCGCGACTTGAATAACCAGCTAATCTGCTCTTGATTACCATAGTTAATAGCCGCAACACTGACCGGCGCTCTCGCATTAGCAACGGCACGCGCAGCATCTTCAACGGTTAAAGCACCGATGATAACCATCGCCAGCACGTTTAACGCATCCCGCACTTCGGGCGGGAAATCTGGCCATACATAAAACAGAACATTCCAAAGTGCGGCGACCACCGCTATCCAAAACTGTCTCGACCGTTTGAGTTGCTCGAACATCTGTTCTCTCCTATCAACAATATGTGCGAGAGGTGGTTATACCTCTCGCACATATTATATACCAACAATCAAGAACTAGCCCCAAACTTTACTGTAGGTCGTAACAGGGCGGATGCTCACACCACCGTCAACGAAGTACGGATCATCCGGGTCCGGCTGACGGTCAATGCTCAACGGATGGAAGGCAACGCGCTGAATCTTACCGGCCAACCACGGGGCCTGTAGCACGATGCGCGGCTCAACGCGAGCCTTGAGGTGGAAGCAGGTAGCATCCTGCACGACAGACCACAGGTAGCGCCCGCCATCGGTCCAGAAGTCTTCCCGGCCAGACAGCCCCGGCATATTCGGAGCGCCCTTGGAGAAGTCGAGGTACTCGATACGCAACACGTTGTACCCACCATAGACGGTCAGCGGGAGCATGTAGATGCTCGACGCATAACGCCCAGCGGGGATAGCGCTGTTGGTCGAGGTGTGCAGGTAGATACCGTGATCGAGCACGACGGGATACGTGCGCCCGTTCAAGGTGATCTGCATGGACGAGCGCATGTTGTCACGCGCAGTCACAACAGCATTACCGTCGACGTTCACTGATACGCCGGTCGTGGTAAGCAAGTTACCAACAGATTGCGTGGAGTATTGAATCGGCCAAACCGCCGTCAACTCTTCCCACATCTCCGGTCGCATGGCGATAACAAATGTGGCGTCACCGAACATTTCCAGGGCGCGATGGAACAGGTTCCGCTCAAGGTCTTGCAGGTGCGCAACGATATCATAGTCACCAAGCAGGCCATAGTTGGCATTCTTAACGTAACTATCCAGCGCGGCCACAGCAGAACCGCTGACGGCATCAACCTGCCCGGTAGTAATCTGGCGATCCAGACCGGGGAATTCAAGATAGCCGGGTGCGGCGGGGTTGTTCACAGCGGGGTTGCCCTGCCAGAACATCTTGTTCAGCTTGCGCTGAAACTGGGTGCCCAGTACGAACATGCTACCACGGGTAGCGTCGAGCAGAATTCCTTCCGGCGACATGTCGATATCGAGAGCGCCCATGCGACCACGAGCAGCCATCAACGATAACTCAGTCGGCTCACCGGCAACAGTTTGCGGCAAGCGACCACGGTCAATAACCGGAGTGTCGCGAATGATGCGACCGAATTGGGCCGTAAGGGTAGCGCTGGTCATCAACGCCGTAGGAGCGTCGTCACAAACATTGGCAGGTTCACTGCCAATCTCGTCCGTCACTCCGGTGAATACAGGAAACAGCGGGTTCGTCAGCGTACTCGGCACAGCCGGTAGCCACTGATCGATACCGAGGGGGGTGATATGGGTCGACAGTACAGCCTGGTCCAACCCAGGAGTCGACATGAAACCACCGGGGCCGCGATACTGCGCATTAGGCGTGGTCATTACTTACCTCCGATCAACTTACCAACAAGATTATCAATTGCGTTTCCAGAGGCGGCGGCCTGTGCAGGCTCGGTCTGTGTATTGCCCCCATCGGTGTTACTCGCAGCCTTTGCAAAGGACTTGAGCAAGTGTTGCTGGAACGTTCCGCCTTGCGCCGGAGTCCCAACGAGATCTTTGACATCGGACAGCGCCTTGTCGGTATTGCCGACGTGTGTAGCCAGCGTCGAGACAGACGATTCGATTTGCGCTACCCGAGTATTAACTTCGCCCAGCGCACCGGCCAAGATATTGGCGGCGGACGTGGCGAACTCTTCCAACATAGCGGACTTGAGTACACCGGCAACCTGCTCGGCCAGAGTATTCAAGTCAAACTGAGGCGCTGCCGGGGTAGCATCCTGCACTTCTTCCGTGTCGACTTGAGTCCCGGCCTCTGTAGTAACGTCATTAGTCACAACAGTGTCGACAGTATCGACGGTTCCATTCTCGTCCATATTATTGTCCTTGTGTTGCACACCCGCAGCGATGGCGTCCTGTGCAATAGATTTGTTTGTACTTTCGATGGCCTCTACGATATCTTCCGGCAAAACTCCTAGAAGCGCATCGCGTTTCTGTTTCTTGATAGCCATGCTATCCTCCTGTACTACAAAATAGGTAAACGGATTTGCCGGAGTAGCCGGACCATCGGGCAGCGGCGATATCTCAACCGTGGCGTAGTCTTCGATATGCCTGTATTGCTGATCGAACTCCGTAAACAGGGTATACTTCCACGACACCAGACCATGTGACATCGTTGAAAATGTGGACAAGTAAGGCACCAGATACTCCTTATCCGCATCGATATACCCCGTTGCGACGACGAATACAGTTGACTCGTCAATCTCGTCAATAAAGACATCATCAGTTTGGCCAATCTTCCACGATGGTTCGTGCCAGATATACAGGGGCGGGTATGGAATCTCGCCGGTATCAAAGCGTTCTACAGCCTTGCGGTGAGCATCGGATGTGATGATGTCGGCAGGACGGCTATTATCCATGAGCGAGTTGGTATACCCGCCCACCCATCTGTACCGTCCGCTTTGCTCCTTAAAAACTAACAATGATGCTCCTGTATAAAAAATGGGGCATCGCTTTCGCGTATGCCCCAGTAAGGTTAGCCTATGTAGATTCTATGTTCGCTTAATATATCGTCAAATCTTGCTGTCTACTTTGGTATATGTGGGGAAAAGAATACGCAGTATAGTCTCTTCACCAAGTATCGACGTGGTTTCCATCGGGTAGATTCGACGCACCTCTGCTTCGAGCCACATGGATGGACGCTTGTTGTGCGTGACAACCTGTGACTCTACAGTAGCGTAGCCGGAATTATCCTTGGCCATTGCCAAAATATGACGCACAAAGCCTTCCCACTGGTTCAGCGCATCACCGGGCCGGTCCGTGGCAAAACCCGGTATGCCTTCCCAGTTTATCTTCCATGCCACCGGCGTCTTGCTCTTAATAAGGATCGTAATGGTACCTTTGCCTAACCCCGCCTCTGGTGCCGTGCGCACAATGTACGCAAGGAAGCTGCGCCACGCCTCAGTAAGTTGATCGCGCTCCGCAAGTAAGCCGTTCTTGTTATTGCCCATGTTATTTAATCCTGAATATTTCTTTGGATGCCCGGATTATTGCCGCTGTTGCCTGCTCTCTGAATAGTTTCTGATGACGAAAGGCGATATCATACGAAAAGTTTCGCGGTTTTATACCCGGCTTATGACCCCAACCCTTAGCCGTACCCTTGGGATGATTCACCTTTATACCGCCGCCCGGACTGGTGAGCGAACGCCAGTTTGGACTCATGACTCGGTAGCGCACCGACGTGCCGCTATTGAGCCAGCGCATTACATCGTTTTCCGTCCACACGGCAGACCACATCGATCTGTTACCACCAGTAGGCGGAGTGGAACCGACAAGATCGACCTTCGATTCCCACTCCGGCTTATTCTTCTTGAATCTATTGCCAACGTTGCGATAGTCCTTCTCGATGCGATTATTAGCCTTGAGAAATACCGGGAGAAGGTGCTTTGCCATAACCGGAGCGGCAATCATAAGGCTTGCTGTTATCGGTTTGAATCTTATTCGTGGTGTACGCCTTGCCATTATGCTCCTCCCGAATCTATCGACTCTTCCGGCATCTCGCGTGGTGCTGTCGTCGACTCTTCCTCGCGCACGTTCTCTTCTTCTGGATCTTCTTGTGTTACTTCTTGTGTTACTTCTTGAGTATTTTCTTCAAGACTTATTAAAGAGTTAAGAAGATACATGTCTTTTAGCTTAGAGAGGGCCGCGAGCGCGATTTTATATCTGACATGCAGAGCGTTAGCTGTGGTTTTCCCGTAGAGAGAGTAAATTGCCGCCTCGTTATCAAACACGGCGCGTCTTACGGCCTCTTTATCGGCAGTACCGAGTAGGAATTCGCGATCAACGGTTAAAATTTGCTCGTAATCACTATCGAAGAAGACCCGAACAACCGGCGTGCCATCAGGAAGCGTACCATCGGCCAAACAAAGGTCAATAAAGTCGGTTTCCGTGATGTAATCGGTGGCGCGAAGCGTCCTGCGAGCAGAAATATTACCCATAACGCCTGCCGAAGCCATTCTTTCGAGCACTCTAGCCTGTATATCGGCCACAATAGCCTCTTGTTGCTGCTGTGAGTCATCATCGTAGTTGACTTTGACCATCAGAAACGACGGAACCAGCTTTGCGGACAGGTTATGTTGCAGTTGGGCGATAAAAGTGGCTGGCATCTTGGCTCGGCCAATACGTTGCGACACCTCAGCATTACTCCGCCCCGACATGATGGGGTAAACCTCCTGGAACTCCATGCCCCACGCCATCGCAACCATCGCCATCATCGCTACCATCGCCTTTTCTTCGTCAAGCTCCATATAGTGATACAGGTCGACCGTTTTTACATCAAGATCGGGGCCGCCAATGGCAATTGTATCGGTGTCGAGATCGCCAATGACATCGCGTAGCGCACCGGCAGCGGCCATCGCTTTAATCATTTCGCGACCACCGATGTTGGTACCGACAAGCAACCTCTTGGCACGCGCCCCACCCATCTTGCCGCGAATATACATGGTCATGTCGTTGTAGCGCTTGGCGATCTCTATACTGCGACTGATAGCGCAGTACCCTACGCCAAGCATGTCGCGCTGGGCGCTGGGCATCTGAGACATGCGCATGATGCGAGTATGGTGATATAGTTCGCGCTTGCCATTCGAGTGATGATACGCTACCGGGTACAGCGGATCGCCCTGTCGTACGCAAAACGCAGCATCGAGGTGACGTATACCAAGGGGAACGCCGACGATGGGTTCCTGCTTGCTGCCCTCTGCAACAATTTCGATGAACCCACCATTGTCCTGCCCGAAGTAGTCTTCGCTAAACCTGAGCATTGTCGAGAGAAGACCCTCGCCAAACTCTGATAGCGCGTGAAATTGTTCGTTAAGTTCCGTGGCCAGCGCGACATGCGAACGAATGTTCTGGTCACGAGCGATCACCTGTATGGGCATATTGGCGACTTTTGATTGCGCCGCAAAAAGAAATGACGGGATCATCATTGAGTCTTCCCGCCACAATTGACGAATCTTCTTGTCACGCTGGGCGCTCCACCACGGGGGAAGCTGCCTGCCATACTCAGCCATGCCCACCATTGCCGACAGGAAGTATTCTGTGCCGGACGATATATCGATAGTGTGGGCGTTCTTTGTGAAATCTTCTATAGTTGCCATGTGGTTCTCCGGCGCTACATTCCTATCATTGAGAACTGCGCATCAAGTCTGTCCATCACTATATCTATTTCGCGCATCTTTGCATCTATCGCTGCCTGCGCCGGAGAGTCAGGCACACCAACGCTTGCTGCCCCCGATCCTGTATAAAATCCATACACGCCATAGCGGAGCGCGTCACAGTTGGAAACAAGTATCCCATTGGCGTAGTATTCGCTTGGCCCCCCGCCACCAACCGCTAGATTGTAAACGTCAGCGGTTCCGGCTTCTAAGATATGCGCCACATTTGCGGGAACACGTAAGTGTTTTGGCGTACTTATCAACAATGAACGGACTGCCACAAATAGCGCATGTCCTTGCCTCGTTATCCACCCCGCTATCCCTCCGGGCATATGAGCGACACTTGTCAGAGCAATACGTGGCACGCTCGCGAAACGGAGAAAGGAATTCTTTCTTACAATACTGACACGTACATGTGATTCCGGTTCTTCCTTCCCACGTTCTTTTTCCATGTTCGCTATGCCACTCTCTCCCAGCCTCACTTCGGTGCCACTTTGCCGCTGCTTCTCTGGCGGCGTCCGATATGACGCCCCCGCGCCCGTGACCGAGTTCATTTTGCAACTTAACGTGCTCGTCGCGACTGAGGCACTCGAGATTATCGAGGGAGTTGTTAAGCGTGTCGCAATCCCGGTGATGAATTTCGTAACCATCTGGAATCTCCCCGTAAGCCGATTTCCATACATCTCGATGCAGATAGCCGCGACCTCGCTGGGTGTCAGACGTTCCCGCCCGGTAATACATTCGATCCGACCATTGTTTTGATTTTGGGTAACGCCGATACTTGACTCCCATAAACTCAACGGCCATCGCCTTGCCTTCTTTTTGTTCGTGCATTTCAAATACTCTCTGTTATACAAGATGTCCTCAATTCTATCTTGGTAACGCAAAGAGTCGATACGAACCATTGTGCCATCTGATAAGTAAACGGGGTGATCGGGCGTTCCGGTAAGGCGACGACCGTCAGACATGCAAACGGTCATAACGGGTTTATGCCCCGTCATTGCCGATACCTCGACCGGGTAATATCCCTTGCGTGTCAAAACCATATCGCCCGGGATAATGCCCTCGATGGGCACGTTGCCCCTATCGGTTGTGACCATCGTTCCTGCTACCAAACAGCCGTGATCAAAGAACTTCGCCGGTGCGCCATCTACCATTGGCCACGAAGAGGCTTCAAGAATCAGGTGGCGACACCTTGGATGCACCAAGACGCTACGAAAGCCGTTCTCATCCGGGGAGATGCGCTCGTTGAGATACTTTATCGATTCATCCCTGTTTGACGTTGAGCGAAACATATCCGAGAACCCGGCAGCGCGAAGCTCTCCCTCTAGCGTCGCTGATGACTTGTCGTAGTAAACCTGACTCGGCATTGGCCAACCATTGACGGCCATCATCCTCTTCAACTTACTCAGGTGGGCCTCGTAGCGCATCTTTACTTCGTAGCTTTCGCCGAACACGCATATCTGCCCAGTCGGTCTTACCTGCGCCAGCAGGAATACGCGAGGGTGCGACGCCTGGGTGAACATTTTGGCCTTTTCGTCGTACTCCCCGGTATAGCCATCGTCGGCCATCATGATGATCCTGCCGCCGTCACGCATGTAGTCGGCGGCGAGTGTTACATTACCACCACCATCCATGCCGCTCCCGAGGTTGTACGCATTTTTCCACCCGTCCAGCACTAGGCCGGTACCCTCAACCCACAGACCGAGGGCCATACGCGCCTTCGTCACGCCGGTCATACCCTTGAGGCGTTTGCGGTAAGCATCGTCCATGTAGGTGTTGTCATCGACGTTAGAGATATGTACCGACGCCTCGCCGCCAATAATGAGTCGCCGGTTTATCCAGTGGGCAGGACCATCGGGGTTTGTCGCCAGTATTATCTGTGTCCACGGCCCAGCCCTACCGCGCAGACGACCGTTGAGTTCGTCGTAGTCCTCTTCGGTAAATTGATTCGCTTCCTCTACCAGCACGAGATCCAGAGAGCCACCAGAACCAATAGAACGGATACTTTCCCGGTCGGCCTCTTTGTACATACCGCCCCACCACAGGCGCGATCTGTTCTCAAGGTACAGGTAGTGCCTGTCACCGCCCAGCTTCTTGATGCTGGGGTTTCTGGTAATACCGATGACAACATCATCGAGTGTCGGAATAATGGAACGCTTGGTATCTTCCAGCTTCTTGCGAACGGCCAGTACGTTAGCCCCGCCATATCTCATGCAAAACGCATGGCCAATCTCATACATGATGCGTGACTTGCCACCACCCGCGCTACCCGTGAGCAGGACTACAGGGGAATGATCGTGCCACACGGCGCGTTGCCACTCAAGCGGGGTGAAGACACTATGATAGGAATCAACCGTCTGCATCATATATCCCCTCGACACTATCTATGGTGGCAGGAAGTGCCTTACCGGGTTCCGGCCAGTCATCGGGCGATACACCGACGTAGCCCTTCACCGGAGCAACGTTAAGGTTGTTGTTGTTAATAAATAATGTCATGCCGGAGCGACCGATTCCCATGATCTTTTGCTTTTGCATATGGAGTAATTCGATGCGCTCCCACCAGAACGATTGTTCACGAAACGCCTGTTCGCGGCTGCGTATTACCTCGGAGTTTGTCATCTTCGTTCTTGTTGGAATGGCAGACCCGAGGGCAACGTCATTCTCTTCGTCCTGCTGGACTTCCTTGCGCTCATCATACGACACGCCATCGAGCGCCTGTGATGCCTCGTAGTACCTGTCCCACGCTATGATAAGCATCCGGTTTATGGCCTGTAGCTCCTCGGCCATGTACACGGCAACATCTTCCGAGCGCTGCTTTGCCCACTCCCGCCGTGATGCGTGCCAGTCTGCCGCAACCATATAGGGCGATACATCGCGTCCCATTTGTTCGCGCAGGTACCGCGTCACCTCTTCCGTAGAGCGACCTTCCAGATGTAACTTCGCGATAATCTCGCGATCATTCTCAAGAGTGGCGGCGTCACGCCTGTTGACCGGCCTGCCCTCTTTGCGCTTTTCCATTAGTGCTGACATATATGAGAAACAGTGTAGCACCGACACATCCCGATTCAACTTTCAGTATGTGGTATGGTATCATTCCTATGATTGAGTAGAATAAATTACAAGAGGTAATATGGGACTGACAAAAGAAGATGAAGAGCTATTGAACGGACGCGACGACGATAGTAATTTTCTGTGGGCACTTGGTATCGATCCGGGCGAAAAAGGGTCGACGGTAATTCTGAGCCTGTCGGACATGTCGTGGGCAGCGCTGCGTCATTCCAAGATACCGAAGTCGAAGGACAGTTCGTTCGACACGAGGCAGTACCTTGAGCTAATACGCAAGATGATGCCCGAAGACCTGGCTACGGTGCGCGTGTTTATGGAGAGGCCGTTGATACTGAGCAAACAACGTGGTGCGGCCAAGATTGGGATAAACTGGGGAAAACTGGCGGCGGCATTCAATATAGCCGACATGGAAATTGCCGTAGTCATGCCAGCGAAGTGGAAGGATGACATGATGCCCAGTAAAGACTTCCGGCATGAACACGGCAAGAACGCCAGTGTAGTGATGGCCGAGACGATTGGGTTTCAGATTCCGCCCCTCAACCCCAAGGGTACCGTGAAGGATAATAATATTGCCGACGCCCTGCTTATAGCGCTATGGGGCGCTCGGGATAGACTAAAGAGGGCTACCAATGGCGAACAGTAAGCCGAGCTTTTTTGATACCGACGCAGGGTTCAAGCGACAGCATATACCGCTATTGCTATTTCCACTGCTGTTAATATACGTCATCACCTTCGTATTTCCTACAGACTTATTCACTACAGCGCTGTGGTGGGACGGGCAGGGCTGGGCGCTAGTATGGACAGACGAAGTTCCAAGCATCATCGACAAGCTAAACCAATACATCCCCGGAGATGCCTCTGCTGAGGCTGTCGGATTCTCGTTTGGCATGATTGCGTTTCAGTTCATAGTCACACTCAAGATATACGAGTGTGGCTCGTGGTTGCGCAACGGTAGCCCAATAGGTCTTGTGCCGCTATTGTGGGAAATATTCCGAAAGAGAGAGAAGGTGGAAAACATCAACCCATCCAAGGCGGCGTGGGTGGCGATGTGGATTTTTCTCGTCGCCTTTGATGGCATTACCTCTTATAGCTACAGGTCTAACCCAACACCAAGAATCACCGCTGTGGGAACTGCGGTGGAAACAGCGCCGGTTCTGTCCACGCTAATTGTTCACAGCATTTTCTTTGAAAATATACTATCAGAGATTATGCTTGGTGAATCTTTGCGCGGCACGGTAAACGTCCTGTTTATGCTCTATATCTGGTGGAAAAGGCGTAACGAAAAAGAAGTAAAAAGGACACCGACCAGCGACGCCGCATCCCGCCCCGCCTCGGCACAGGTAACGCAGGGCGCATCGAATCAATCGCGGAGTAAGGACACCAGGCGCAATGATTCGCATGGCAGTGGCGCGTCTAACCGCGACCGACAGCAGCACGGCAGTACTGCGGGAGTTGGCGGGTTGACTATCAACGGCGTCCCGGCCATGCCCGGAGAGGGCGCACCTATCAGTAGAATGTAAGGAGATTATATGCACCCGAAGATTGGTTTTCACACAGGTTCTAATTGTAACTGCGGTGGTATCGAGAAGTACTGGCAGTCGAACAAGGATAATGGCATTCCGTTTGGCTTATACTCTGCTGCCGGTGGTGGCATCGCCGCTATCGATGGCCCCAAGTATGGTGCCGATTGGATTATCTACCGCAACGTCGATGAGCATGACTATGTACCATATACGGTACAACCCACGGCAGAACTGGCACGAAAGTACTGGGATCAGTTTATCGCTGCGCTGCCGCCCGAAGTGCGCGAGAACAAGGCTATCTGGCTCGAGATTTTCAACGAGCCGAGCAAGGAACCCAAGGATGCCGAGCGTGTGTTTGAGTGGTTGTGGTACCTCGCGCAGTGCGCTATGGAAGACGGGCGTAAATTGTGTGGGCCGGGCTGGGCCAGCGGCACACCAGAACCGAGCGCGTGGAAAACATTGTGGGCCGAGAAGTGGCTACAGTTATGCGCAGAGTTGCGCGGTCAGTTCGCCGTGACGATTCATGAGTACAGTTATGATGCCGCTGATATTCGTTACAACCTTGGCTACCACCTCGGGCGGTTCCGCTTTATCCATGAAGCATGTGACTCATGGGGTATTACTCGCCCCACCATCTTTGTGACTGAGTGCGGCTGGACTCTCGATAACATGCCCGAACCGGAACAGGCGATGACCGATATCGACTTCATCGCCAAGCTGTATAACGGATACGAGAATATCAAGTTCGCATTTCTGTGGACACTGGTATCTGGTGGCGACAAGGTATCACTGGCGGGGCGACTTAACGCCGCGATTCCCGCCATTACGGAGTATATGAAAACAGAATTACCGGATACGAAAGACCCTGTTCTTGTCCTTGATATTTCCAAGTGGCAACATCCCATCAAGCCTGCGGTTATGAAACAGAAGGGCGTTGATGGTATCATCCCGCGCCTATCCTACGGCACGTGGGAAGACGAGCGCGTTCGCGAGTATGTCCCGGCGCTGCGAGAAGCTGCTGTTACAGTACCGCTTGGCTATCACTACTATCACCCATTCCAGGGGTGGCGAGAACAGTACGACACCATGACGAAAGTCATGCGAGATCTCGGTATCAAGCGCCTCGCTGTAGATCTGGAAGATACAACATTCACAAAGGGGTTACTGGAAGATGGTGACGATGAAATAGATCTGGAAGTCCTGCGGCGCGACAACCTTGAGTCTGTCAGCGGTACTGAGTCGCTATTACAAACTGTCCAACCCAAGCTCGTGGCCGATGTAAAAGCATTCATGGAACAGCTTGAGATTGATTTCCCGGCACCGAAGGGCTGGGAAGGACCGTGGCACGGCATCTACACAAATCTTAATTACTGGTCGACTATTATGGGTAGTCCGGCGTGGGGCAGTCGCTACTTTCTGTGGCTTGCCGCATGGACTACGGCGACACGCCCGATAGTGCCCCGCCCGTGGACACGATGGACGCTATGGCAGCACTCTTCGTCCGGTGTCGGTAAGGATCATGGCGTCGGTTCAGCGCGTGTCGATCTCAACCGCTTTAATGGTGACATGTTATCATGGGTACCGTGGGCCAATGTTGATAACTTGCCCGAAGAGCCGACTACTCCGGTAGAAGAGGAGTTGTTTGAGTTTGCTATCGAGCGCTCCTCGTTCGATGTCGAACCGGGCAAGATTCTGCTGGAAGAAATCGTTGCCGCAGGGTATCAGGCCGTTACTACCCAACTTACCACAGTGCTGCGTGACAAGTTCTACACGATGCAACTCGGTGTGAATGCCAAGACCGGGCAGGAAAAACTCTGGTACTACGTTGGTGTAGATTTCGCCAATATCAAAACGTACAGTCCCAACGT